TCTGACGCAGATACGCTTCGGGTTGAAATTGCACTGGAAGCTGGGCGATGTGGACGCGGCCTACAAGGGCCTGATTGCGGCCAAGGAAGCGCAGCAGGCGGTGTCGCTGGTTTTCGGGAGCGGTAGGTTTGTCGGCTGGTTTGTGATTGAGTCGCTGACCGCCCGCACCCTGCTGCAGGACGGGCGCGGCCGCACCGCCGCCCGCGAGCTGGACGTGAGCCTGACCGAGTTTGTCGGCGACCCGAACAACCCGCTGCCGACCCCGGGCGTGGCCAACGGCCAAAATCCGCTGCTCGCCATGTTGCCAGAGTCGGTGCGTGCCCCTTTGTCCAAAGTGGCCGATGCGGTACAGACCGGCGTGCGCATCTACCGCAGTGTGGAACAAGAGGTGGGGCAGCTGCAAACCCTGATTACCCATGCCCGCGAGCTGAAACACGACCCGCTCGCTTTGCTCGGCGTGGTGGGCGATGCGGTCAATCTCGGCGGCACGGCACTGGGTAAGCTGAACAGGCTGCCTGAAGTCGGCAAATACATCGGCAACCTGTCCGGTGCGGCCGAAATGCTGGCCTACGGCGGGCAGGCGGCACGCGAACTCTCCGGCGGTTTGGCCGCGCTGCGCAACGGTGCAGAGAGCGGCACGGTGGGCGGCTGGCTGGAAGGCGGCGCGGCGGCTATTGCCTCGGCCGCCGACAGCCTGAACAACGGCGCACGCGGGGCGCAAAGCCTGACCGCGTGGCTGGCCGGCAGAAAGGACGGGACGAAATGAGCGAATCGGTATTAAGACATCTGACGCGCGATGGCGACCGCTGGGATTTGATTGCCTGGCGCTATTACGGCAACCCCTTGGAAATCGCCCGCCTGATTGCCGCCAATCCGAACCTGCCGGCCGCCGAGCAGTTTACGGCCAACCTGACCGTGTTTGTACCGGTTATCCCGGCCAAACCCCAAACCCAAGCCGACATGCCGCCGTGGTTGCGCGGCAATAACGGAGACGACGATGCAGATGCCTAACCTCCATCTGGGTGCCTTGCTTTCAGGTAGCCTGAACAGCACGGCCAGCCATCCGGTGACCCTGCCCAAGGTCATCATCAAATACGAGCAAAAGGACATTACCAGCGACATCCAGCCCTATTTGTTATCGGTGAGCTACACCGATTACTTGGAAGGCCAATCGGACGAAGTGCAGGTGGAGCTGGAAGACGTGGACGGCCGCTGGTGGCAAAAGTGGTATCCCGAGCAGGGCGACAAAATCAGCTTGGAAATCGGCGACCAGATTAACGGCATGCTCAAGCTGGGCAGCATGGAGCTGGCCGAGATTGAGTACCAGCACCCGCCGTCCGTGATTACCCTGAAAGCGCTGTCCACCGGCATCACCAAATCCAACCGCACCCAGCGCGGCCGTGCCTACGAGCACACCACGCTGGCCGATATCGTGCGCCGCATTGCCCGGCGGTTGCACCTAAAGGTAACCGGCACCATCCGGCACATCCCGATCGAGCGCGTGACCCAGTATCAGGAGCGTGATGTGGAGTTTCTGACCCGTTTGGCCAAAGAGTACGGCCACACCTTCAAAATCGTTGGCCGCCAATTGGTCTTCCAAGCCAACGACGCGCTGGCGGAACAAAAGCCGGTGGTGGTGTTGCAGCCGGAAGACATCAAGAATTTCAGGCTGCGCGACCTGATTAAGGGCGTACCGCAGGAAGCGGTGGTGAGCGGCTACGATGCCAAACGCAAGACCACGCGTCGCACCCGCCGCCGCAGCAAGGCGCTGCGCCCGGGCGGCAAGCGCGCCAGCAGCGGCGACACACTCAAAATCGTGGCCAACCGCGGCGAGAGCCAGGCGCAGGTCAATGCCCGTGCCGATGCCGCGCTGGCCAATGCACAGCAAAGCCAAGTGGCCGGCAATTTCTCAATGGTGGGCAACGCCAAGCTGGTGGCCGGGCAGACCGTGCAGCTCAAGGGGTTTGGGAAGTTTTCTGGCAAGTATCTGGTCAAACAGGCGCGGCACGAAATCCGCCGCGGCGGCGGCTTTACCAGCGATTTGGAGGTCAAAATGGTCGAATACGTGCCGGATGAGCCACCACAGGCAACCGCCGCAACCCAACCCAAAAAACAGGCAGCCAAAAATGCGAACCCATGACTTTACCGCCACCCTGCAGTTCGGCACCGTAGCGGCGGTGGACGCGGCCAAACACGCGGTGCGCGTAACTGTACCGACCTTGGACGACATCCAAACCGACTGGCTGCCGGTGGTCAGCCTGGGCGCGGGCGGCAACCAGTTCTATGCGCTGCCCGACCCCGGCGCGCTGGCCGTCTGCCTGCTGGACGCACGCGGCGAGGGCGGTGTGTGCCTCGGCGTCATCTACAACGAGCAGGACGGCACGCCCGCCGCCGATGCGAATATGTGGCTGCGAAAATTCAGCAACGGCACCGTCATCAGCCACAACAGAGCCGACGGGCAGGTAACCGTCGACACTCCGGGCAAGGTGGTGGTTAAGGCGGCCGCCAAGGTAGAGATTCAATCGCCGGAAACCGAGATTACCGGCAACACCACGGTCAAGGGCATGCTGACCTACACCGCCGGCCTGACCGCCTCCAACGGCGGAGGGGGCGATACCGCCAGCATCGAAGGCACCGTGCGCATCAACGGCGACATCATCCTCAACGGCATCAGCGTGTCCGGCCACGTCCACCCCGGCGACTCCGGCGGCACCACCGGCAGCATGCAGGCCGGCTGATTTTTGAAAACGTTTTACAAGACCGCGGACAAGCCCCGCAGCACAATCCCCGTATCCGACCCGATACGGGGATGTTTTTTTAAAGCCGTTTAAAAGACCCGCCTCCACCGCGCAGGCAGAATAAGCCCATGACTACCCAGACCATCCCGCGCAGCCGCCACTGGCAGCCCGCCCCTCTCGCGAGCGGGCAGGACATCGTGCAAGACCTCGACGACATCAACCAGTGCATCGAAAACATCCTCGCCACCCGCAAAGGCAGCGACGTGCTGCGGCCGGATTTCGGCAGTAATTGGTTTGATTATGTGGATTATCCCGAAGACGAATTTATCCCCAACACCGTGCGCGAAGTGGTGTTGGCCATCCAGACATGGGAAAAACGCGCGTTAGTCGAGCAGGTCACGTTTGCCGGCCGCGCCCCGCATATCACCATGACCGTACATTGGCGCGTGGCGGACGATGTGGCGGGCGAAATCTACCGCACCGATATCGCAATAAAGGCTACCTGAAAATGGATTTGAGCAAACTGAAACGCGAAGAGGTCAAGATTGTCGATGACGACTTGGCACAAACCCTGGCCGCCATGATTACCGACTACGAGCAACGCGCGGGCAAGGTATTGCAGCCGGCGCATATCGAACGCCTGCTGATCAACACCTTTGCCTACCGCGAGCATTTATTGCGCCAGCAGGTGAACGAAGCCTACCGCCAGCAGCACCCGCGCTTTGCCACCGGCCTGATGCTGGATTTGTGCGGCGATGATGTGTCCACCCCGCGCCTGCAGGCGCAGCCCGCCCTGACCACCCTGCGCTTTACTGCGGTATTGAACGGTTTGGAACAAATCGCCGTACCCAAGGGCACGCGGGTCAATGCCGGGCAGACCGGCTTTGTCACCACTGAAGCTGCCCTGCTGACTGCCGCCCAAAGCAGCGCCGAAGTGGCTGCCGAATGCACCGAAACCGGCACAATCGGCAACGGCTGGTCGGTCGGACAAATCAACAGCCCGGCCGAGCGGCTGCATCCGACGATTGAAGTAACCGTGGCCAACACCACCGTTTCCGCCGGTGGTGTAGAGATTGAAGGCGACGAAGCCTACCGCGAGCGCGTGTTGCTGGCACCGGAGAGCTTTTCGGTAGCCGGGCCGGTGGGTGCCTACCAATATTGGGCGCGGCAGGCGAGCCCGGCGGTGGTGGACGTGCACGTGGCCAACGATACCGACGGCGGTGGCCAGCCTATAGGCGGTCGGGTGGCGGTGACCGTGCTGGCCAAAGACGGCCTGCCCAATGCCGAGCTGATTGGCAAGATTCAGGCTGCCTTATCAGCCGAGAAACGCCGCCCGCTGTGCGACACCGTAGTGGTCAAAGCCCCGACCGCCGTTGATTACACGCTGGATGCCGAGCTGACCCTGTTTACCGGCACTGATGCCCGCACCGCCAAAGTGGCGGCCGAGCAGGCATGGGCAGCGTATGAAGCCGCCCGCCGCAGCCGGCTCGGCTTGGACATTGTGCCGCTGGACATCATGAGTGCCCTGAAAGTGGCCGGTGTTTATAACGTGGTGCTGCATAACTTGCCGCTGACCGTGGTCAAGCCTGACCAGTGGGCACGCTGCACCAGTACCACCATCCGCATTGCCGCACAAACGGCGGAGGGCTAGACGATGGCCAAACTCTCCTACGCCGCCATCATCGAACGCGACCAACGCGCCCGCGCCTTGGCTGAATTGGGACTGCGTTTGGATTTGGCCGAGCTGCCGCAGCTGATGCCGCGCCTGGTCGATTTGATCGCCCCCGAACATCTGCCGCTGTTGGCCGAAAGCCGCAGCATTCTGGGTGCCGACGGCTACTGGTTGGCCGAATCCGACGATGCGCGGCGCAAGCTGATTAAAGGTGCGTACGAGCTGCACCGCTACAAAGGCACGCCATGGGCGATTCGCGAGATTGTGCGGCGGCTCGGGTTTGGTGAGGTGCGGATTATCGAAGGGCTGAACGGCCAAACCTACGACGGCAGCATCAACTACAACGGCAGCCATGTTTACGGTGCTGGCAGCTACTGGGCGCACTACCGCATCATCATGAACAGCGTGATTACCAACGACCAGGCCGCGCTGTTGCGCAAAACGCTGGCCGCCTTCGCGCCGGCACGCTGCCTGCTGGCAGCCTTGGATTATCAGGCCGCCCCCCTGCGTTACAACGGGCGGGCAGCCTACGACGGCAACTTTAACTTTGGAGCAGCTTAAAAAATGGCGAATATCACGGAAGAACTGAGCAACCCGCAATGGGTGGAAGGTATCTACCAGCTGGAAACCACCGACCCGGTATTGGGCGGGCCGAACGGCATTGCCAACCGGCAGGCCAAGGAACTGGCCGCGCGGACGCAGTATTTGAAGAAAAAGCAGGAGGAGTACAAACCGGGTGCGGCCAGCACCACCAAGGCCGGCATCGTACAGCTCTCGTCTGCCACCAACAGCAACAGCGAAGAGCTGGCAGCCACACCGAAGGCGGTAAAGGCGGCTTACGACAAGGCAGTCGAATCCGCCGGCAAAGGCCTGCCCGTCGGCGCTATTGTGGCCTTTCCGCGTGCGGTTACGCGACAAGAAGGCTATCTGAAAGCCGACGGCAGCACCTTTGCCCAGGCTACCTATCCCGACCTGTATCGCGTACTGGGCAGCAACAAGCTGCCCAACCTCACGCGCTCCGACGTCGGTATGACCGCCTATTTCCCCGTGTCGGACATCCCGGAAGGCTGGATTAAGTACGACGACATCGCTACCAAGGTCACGCAGTCCGCCTATCCCGAGCTCTATCGCAAGCTGGTGGCGCAGTACGGCTCAATCGATGCCGTGCCCAAGGCTGAAGACCGCTTTATCCGCAACGCTGCGGGCGGCCTCACAGTTGGCACACAGCAAGGGGACGCCATCCGCAACATCACCGGCGAAGCAAAATTTGGCTACGACGGTGATACGGTTTATGACCCCAATGCCGCAGCAAGTACATCAGCAATTTACTATCCGGATCGTAAAGCACAAGACACCGTTAATAATATGTCGGTATTTTCTAACGCCGCGAACAATTGGCGACCGTTGGTTTTTGATGCCTCGCGCAGTGTGCCAACCGCCAACGAAAACCGCCCTAAAGCCATCGCAATGGTGCTGTGCATCAAGGCTCAAAACAGCCTGGACGACGTGGTGATGTGGGTTAAGGCGTTTGGTATGGTTACCAATGCCGGAGCACTGGACGCCTCCACATTGGCCGCCGGGCTGCAAAACAAGTCCGACAAGGGACACACCCACCGCGCCGCCGAAATCACCGACTTTGCCGAGGCGGCGGCCGCGCTCACCGTGCACCAAAAAATCGGCACGTTTGACATTTGCAAGCTGCCGGACGGCACACAAATCGTATCCGGCACGGTGCGCATCCAAAACCACAATAACAACCCGACAGCCCGCGTGCTGACGTGGCCGCTGGCCTTTGTCAGCGCCCCGGTGGTAGTTGCCGCCATGTCCGGCCCGGAGGGCAACGTGCGCGATATTTGGGTAACCATTGACAGCAGGCAGAGTAACCGGTCGGCCGTGCACTACTGGTTGCACGAGCCGAGCTATAACACCCCGGATGTGACGGTTAATTTTGTCGCTATCGGGCGTTGGAAATAAAGGAGCTGAATCATGACTGTGTATTACTACCAAAACGGATTTTTACACACCGACGGCACGCCGCCGGAAGGTGCGGTTGCTCTCACTGCCGCCGAGCATGAGGCGCTGGTTGTCGGGCAATGTACCGGGCAAATCGTGATGCCGGGCAAAGACGGTAAGCCGGTTTTAACACTCCCTGCCCCAAGCCATCTGCACCAATGGAACGGCAAAGAATGGACGTTAGATAAAGCCGCTACCTCACAGTTGCTGGCCGAATCAATCGACAAAGGCACGGATGCCATCAATGATGCAGTAGAGCAAGCCTACCACCAAGTTACCCGCTTTGAAGCCGAATATAAGTTGCGCGAACAACAGGCGCGCGACTACAAGGCAGGCGGCTGTAAAGGCGATGTGCCGGAACAAGTGGCGGCGTTTGCCAAGCCTGCCGGGAAAACCGCCTGCGAAGCGACCGACATCATCATCGCCCAAGCCGACAACTTGCGCATGGTGCTGGGCAAACTTGGGGTACTGCGGATGAGGAAGCTTGAACTGAAAGACCTAAAATCCGCTGCCGAGGTGGATAAAAGGACGGCAGAGATTTTGGCTGAAATCCAACCGATTGCCGACAAATTACAGGTGGTGGGCAAATGAGTAATCGTCAAATCTACCTCGCCTTGTACAAAGGCCGCCGCGACGGCTCCGGCTGGTGCGTATGGTGTGCAAGGGCGACCGACTGGCTGACCCGCATTCTCACGCGAGGTCGGTACAGCCACTGCGAGATTGCCGTGCACGAGCATCCGCAGGCATCGGTTTATACCTGCTACTCCGCCAGCATCCGCGATAAAGGCGTGCGCCGCAAAGTGATGCCGCTGCCGGCGGCTAAATGGGATTTGATTCCGTTGCCCTCCACCCCGGAGGCACACGAGCAGCTGCAGCGGGTGTGGGCTGCCACCGAGGGGCAGGGCTACGACCTGATGGGCGCATTGGGTATTGCCTTCGGGCTGCCGCAAAACCGCTGCCGCTGGTTCTGCTCCGAGTGGTGCGCCATCGCGTTGAGGCTGCCTGAAAGCTGGCGCTGGTCGCCCAACGACCTCGCTGTTATCGTACCTGCCCTATATAAGGAGGAGGCATGAAAATACCCG